TTGCACATATGTTTAGATCAAAACAATTTGTTTTTGTAATACACAAAAGAGGTTTGCGGATTAGTTACAACAACCAAATATTAAATGAAACTGATCTTAATTTTTTGTTTGACATATATAAAAAAACAAATGGCGCAATTAAGCGCCAGTTGTCGGACAATTTCCACAAACCCAATTTGTAAAAATCTTTTCCTTTCAATTCAAATATACGAAATGAAACAATATTATACAGCAATTATTTTTTTTATGCCAGCGCAAGAAATAACGCCGCGTAAATATAGAAACATAACAAATATTAAAAAGTTTAAATTTTTTGCAGCCTCAAGCGGCGGTTATTATTTTAATTACTACGATAAGGCAACAAAAGAATATAAAGGGCGTATATACTGCTAAAAATTACAATAACCCCCCAAAAAAAAGAAGCCAGCAAAGTTGCTGGTTTTTTTGTTCCTAGTATATACTGTTTTATGTTGTATATATTATTAAAGGTGAAAGGAAAAAATTTGTTTAAAGTGGTTTATACCATCTTTTTTATAGTGGTTTAAGTAGTGCGGTTTAAATATATATCTTTTGACCTAAGTCCAAAGATATATATTTTTAAATTGAAAATTTAACCTACGCGCACTATTTAACAAATTGTTAATAAATTAAATTAAATTTGTTTTTTTTGATTTTTGGTTATAAATTGCCGTAATATGTCAAATAAAACAATTTTAGGCGTTGTTTTTGGTGGTGCAGTTGTTTACTGGGCTTATCAAAAGTATATTTTTTCAAACGCTGTTAGTTTTATGATTCATAAGGTACAATTACAAGGATCATTTTTTAATCCAGTAATAAATTTGGACTTAATGATTACTAATAAAAGTAATGTTACAAGTACAATTTCAAATATACAAGCAACAGCATATTATAATAACACTACAAAAATTAGTGATGTGTTTTACAACGAACAGATTGAAATTATCGCTAACAGTCAAGTTATTGTTCCTTTGGTTTTATTGCCAAATTTTACCAATATTATTAATAGCGTTAAAGAAATTTTTGCAACAAAAAAAGGTAGTTTTCAATTAAAGGGAACGGCAACAATAGACGGTTTAAATTTTCCTTTTAATATTAATTATAATTTGTGATCAATAAAAATGAAATTTTAGGCAAATTAGCCCCTTTTAAAAATTACCAGGTTATTGTTAGTCAAGATCAAACAGTTGGCGAAATAATAAATGGAATTTTAAGCACACACGAAAAGTACAAAAAAGAATACGATAAAATAAGTGAGTATTTTATTGGGGACAACGAAATAGAAACGGCACAAAATATTTGGAATTTTTTAAAATCAAATGTGCCTTATTATATAGAAGACACAAAAAACCAAACATTGCGAAGCCCAAGCGCAATTTTTGCAATGCCTGGCGATTGTAAAAGCTATGCACTAGCAGCAAATGGAATTTTAGATAGTCTTAATAGAAAAGGCGTTTTTAATATTCCTTTAGCGTATAGGTTTGCAAGTTATAAGGATAATAACAAAGAGCCGCAGCACGTTTTTAGCGTTTTATATCCAGGAACTAATAAAGAAATTTGGATTGATCCTGTATTAAAAAGATTTAATGAAAAAAGACAACCTAATTTTTATAAAGATAAAAAATTAAAAATGGCACTTATTGCAATGTCAGGCGTTGAAAGCGCAAATACAACAGCACAGCTAGAAGCTTATCGTGATAAGTTAGTAAATGAAAGGGATAGATTGCTAGTTTCTGGACAAATAACACCAGGATCAAGTAAAGAACTAAAGTATAAAGTAGCTATTAATAACATTACACGACAAATTCAAGATTCTGGTATTAGTGGATTTGGAGAAATTAGTAAAAGTTTGTCAAATTTTAATTTTATTTCAGGCGGTGCTTTTGCTTTTGGTGAAAACAAACTTCGTGATCAAATGAAAGCTTTTATTGATCAATATCCTTTAGCTTTTATGTATTTGTATTTGCCAGTTGGTCACGATGGTAATCAAAATTGGGGTACAGAATATGGTTGGAATAAAACAGAATTACCAGGAATACCAGAAATTGTAAAGCAAAAAAGAAATAAAGCTTTTTGGACAATGTGGAATTGGGGACAGCCAACTGGTTTAAATGCTGAAACTGATATTGTAAATTTAATTAGGGAAGCAGTTACAAAAAAATTAGGAACAAGCCCTGAACAATATTGGAGTAAAAAATTAAATTTAAATATTGCTGATAAAGCAGCTTTTGGCAATATGATAGGTTTTGAATTTACAGATGCAGCAGATGCCGTTGTTCCTGGAAGTGGTAAAGTATTAAAATTTGCTGGTCCAATTATAGATTCATTAGTTCCTGATTTAACTTGGGAACATCAACCAGACACTTTTCAACCAGTTGCAGAAGATTGGCAAGGTAGTATTTATGAAAGTAAATTTCCTTTAAATGTTAGCAATCAAAATGGTGGTTTAGTTGTACCTAATAATCAAAATATACCAGGATCAACAAAAGCTGGTATGAATATTTGGGTAACGCTTGGATTAGCTGGCGCAGCTATTTTCTTAATTAGTAAAATGAAAAAATAATGCAAAGTCTAGCACAAAAAAAATCAAGAGAAAATTTTAAAAAAGCTATTGAATATAGAAAAAAAACTGGTTGCACTTTAAAGCAAGCTTTTGCACATGTCAAAGGTAAAAGCACAGTTGTAAAGAAAAAAGTTACACCTAAAAAAGTTGCAATTAAAAAAGCAGCTAAAAAGAAAGTTGGAGTAATAAAAAAGAAACCAGCAAAAAAACCTAGTGAAAAAAGTATTTTAAATAAAATTCACAAAGTTAAAAAAGACGTTGAAAATTTAGACGAGTCGCAGCACAAACATATGAGTATTGGCGGATTTGATAAACATATTTTTATTAAATTAGAAAGTGTTACAAAAGAAATAGATCAAAGAGAAAATGTAATAAAAAGCGTAATATTTAGGAAAAAAAGTTTAATAGAAAGAAATGGTTTAGCCTGGTATAAAAATTGGTTAAAAATGGCAAAATCTTATGTTTCAGAATTAAAAAAACATAAAACAGAATTAAAAAAACATATTTAACATTTTTCAATAATTAAAAAAAACAAAATGGCACGTACAAAAAGACACCACAAAAAGCCTGTACACCACCGCCGCCGCCGTATGGGTGGAATTGGTGCTGTTAAAGGATCTGCTATGACAGCAGTTTATGCAGTTGCAGGGGCAGCAGCCGCTCAACTATTAACTAAGGTTTTACCTTCTACTTTAGATGCAAGAATTTCAGCCGCAGCACCAGTTGCAGTAGGTTTGTTTTTGCCTAAATTAATTAAAGGCGAAGCTGGAAAAGGTTTAGCTACTGGAATGATCGCTGTTGGCGGTTTGAAATTAGTACAATCTTTTGGAGTTTTAAACGGAATTGGCGCTTTAGCTAATGATGTAAATTACAGCGTGCCTTTAGTTGGCGCAATGTACAACAGAACTGGTTTAGTAGATCGTACATACACCACGCCTGCAATTGCTGGAATGGATGAAATTGGATGTTAATACTTTTTCTTTCACCTTTATTTTATAAAAACAAAAAAATAATATATTATGGCAACTCAAATGGGCGCCCGTATGGTTTTTGAAAATGCAAAAGCCTTAATTAATAGTCTTGGATATTCAACAGCACACGCTAAATTAACTCAATCTTATTTGCGTAGTGAAGTTGCTTTATCAACAAGTGTAGCAAATTACCACATACCAGTATTAGTAAATGACACCCAAAACGGGGCAGTCAGAGTTAACGAAAGGCGCTTAAATCTTCAAGACGTCTTCATAACAACCGAGATTGATGTATTAATTGGTATTGGTTCAGCTACTGCAACTGATGCAAAATTGTATAGCTATCCAAATCCAAATACTTTTTCAACAAGTGGCGCAGCAAATGCTTTGTATTCAATTTATAATGGTTTTTTACAGCTAACTATCAATAATGATATGGTTATGCCAAGTTGGAGTGTTTTAAGACATTTATTTGTTCCACAAACACAAGGCGGCGTTGGTATTACTGCACAAACTATTTTTCCTATTGATCAAATCAATTTTGCGGAAGATGTTAGTTACCCAGTAGAGCCAGGTATTGTTATGAATGGCGCAGCTAATATTAACTTTCAATTATCTGCAAATGGTGCACCAGCAGCAATTCAAGCTAATAGTTTTATTTGTGTGATCCAACGTGGAATTTTAGCACAAAATACAACGACCGTAAAATAGTTGTTAAACTAGTCTTGCGGACAAAAAACGCTACCGCCGCCCGTCGGATATAACGGGCAACTTTTTTTCATTTTATCAACTTTATTTTATGAAAATAAAAAGGTTTGAGTCAGTAGAAATTCCAATACCTACAAGTTCAACTTTGACTAAATTTTATTTTAGTGATCAGCCGCAATTGCGCCAAGCTAAAATACAAGGTATTCAAGTTTACACACCTACTGCAATAACTAAAACGCCATTAACTGGATCTACGCCAGCAACATTAGCGGACATAAAGCAAGCAACTCTTACTTTATATCAAGGTGATTTGCAAATAATATATAATTTGCCTTTGTTAGCTTTTAATAATATCCAAGATTTGACAAGCCCTAGTGTATGGGAATTGCCAGAAATGAATGATATTGATATTAGCTGGACAAAAAGTTATATAACATTAGCAACAGCAGCAGGAACAACAAACGTTGCGTTTAGTTTTGGTATTTATTACTATTTATAGTTAAGATTATGGCAGTTCAAAAAGCAATGGCGACGGGAACGGCAAAAGTAATGGACTGGTTCGATAGAAACGCAACCAGTCCTTATTACTCTGTTTACGAGATCATAAGCCCAACAAAAAAAGATTTATTATTTTGTTCAAATGAAGATAGCCTGGACAATGCTAGAAACATTTTAGAAGAAAATATTGCAGCGTTTGAACAAAACGGCGTTAATACTTTGTATGCGCTTGTATTACATCCAAAGAAAGAAAAAAACGGATATATTACAGCAAATACACCTAGCCACGCAATGTTAAAATTTAGACCAGCAGAAGAACAACAAATTATTACAGGCGTACAACAGCCTAGAGAGCCAAGTTTTCAATACTTACAATTGTTAGAAAAATTAAACTCTATTGAAAGCCGTTTAAATGCCGAGGAAGCAATGGGAGAAATAGAGGAAGTTGTAGCACCAAATATTTGGGAACAATTACTTACACAGCCAGAAAAAATTGAAGCTTTGGTAAATTTGGCAGTTGGCGTTGCTGGTACATTAGGCACAGCATTTAGAGGCAAGCCATTAGTTGGCGTTGCTGGTATTGCACCTGATAGTGAAGCAATGGCAATAGTTGAAAGTTTAATGAGCAAAGGTGTAACTATTGATCATTTAAGAAAATTAAATGAAATGAGTAGTTTAAAATTGAGTAGTTTATTATTAATGTTATAAGATGCCAAATATTACAGCTGATAAAGTAGTTAATCATTTAATGTATGCAAAGACAAATGTCAAAGCATATGAGCCAGGCGGTAAAATTGAAAAAGCAACTTTTTCACCTGGTCAATTAATTGGCAATGTTTATAGTTACATAGAAATTGGTAATGATTTATACTGGATGTTTTATTTAACACCAACTGACTATAACAATTTTAATGCTAGCTATGTAAAGCACGACGCAAGCAAATTAAGTTTACCTGATTTGCCAGCAATTTTAGATGAAATACAAGCGCAAAAGAAAGCAGCAATAATTGCAAAGGATGGCGTATTTAGTTATTATTTACAAACATATTTGCCTTATATAGTTGGCGCAGTAGTTGTTGCAATTGCTTTGCCATCAATAGTTAAAAGCGTAAGAAAATGACAAGTAAAAATAAAAATTTAGTTTATTTATTAATTGGGGCTTTATTATTATTTAGTTTTAAAAGTGCTAAAAAAAGAAAAGGATCAATTATAATTGAGCCTGATTTTAAAACGCAAAATTTATATGCTTTAGTTGGATCTAAATTATATGCTCAAGATAGAAATACTATAATTTATACTTTTAATTATAATTTACAATTAGAATTAATTGAAAATACTGGTATAGATTATAAAATTAATTATGTTACGCCAAGCGGAAAAACTGTAACTGGTTATATTAATTATTATGATGTTGAAATAAAATAATATGAAAAATAAAATTGTTTATTACGCTTTAGGCGCAGTTGCTTTGTACTATTTGTATGACTGGTATAAGAAAAAACAACCAATGCAAACACCAATTGCACCAGTAACAAATGTTTTAGAAGCACCAATACAACAAAACACAAGTTTATTGCCTAGCAGCCCAACTCAAAATGATTTGGCGCCAGGTTTAAGCATTGTTTCAGATATGGTAACAAATACACCAGTAATAAATAAAGACATACCAACTTATCAAACTTTATATGTACAAAGTTTAAACGGCGTTAAAGTTGGAATTGTTCCTATGACTTGTTAAACAACTTTTGCTTTCACCTTTAAATAAATAAAAATGAATTTTGATATAAAAGCAGGTTTTATAAATTATACTGTAAGTTTTATTACATACGATACTAGTGGATGGGTGACAAGTGATTGCAATAGTATTTTATTTATTAATTACGGAACAAACCCAGTAACTATTGAAAACGTTACTTTACAGCAAAACCAAAGTTTAAATATTGAAGGCAACGCTGGCGAATATACACATACAAGATTTTTTGCAAATTTTATAGGATCAGGCACAAATAATTTAGTAACTGTTAAGAAAAACTATGTTGGATAATGCCTAGAATAGATTTAGATATATTAAACCAAAAGCAAACGCCTGCATTTTATGCAAGTAGTCTTGCAACAAGACCAGCAGCAGGATTTGTAGGTCGTATATTTATTGATAGTGACAGCCCAAGCACTGGACTTTATCGAGATACAGGCACAGCCTGGGTATCAATTGCGGATCCTGGCGCTGGCACAAGTGGAACATTGCAACAAGTAACAACTAATGGCAACAGCACAACAACAGGAATAACAATAACTACAAATGGTTTGGGAATTGGTACAACAATACCTGGATCTAATCGATTAGATATACATAGCGCAAGCGGAATAAACGCAACATTTAACGGAACAGGCACAACTAACTCAGCTTTGCAATTACAATTAGCTGGCGTAGGTAAATGGAATATTACCAATAAATACAATAGTGCTGCAAATGATTTTGCAATAACAGATATTTTAAACAGTATTGATAGATTAACTATAACAAATGCTGGAGTAATCTCATTAATAGGAAGATTAGAAACAACTAGTTTTATTACTGCCAATACAAATTTAACTGTTACAGGAACTAGCAATTCACAAGTTTTTTTAACTAATACTACTACAACAACAGGCAGAAATTGGGTAATTAGTTCTGATCCTAATGGAAGTTTATATCAATCTATTTATCCAAATTCTGTATTTACAACATTAAATACGCAAGGAAATTTTGGAATAAATACAATTAATCCTAGTGAATTTTTAGAGGTAAATGGTGCAATAAAATTAACAGGATCCACTAAAAGTTATGCATCAGCTAGTGGATGTATTGTAATTGATCAACCTACTACTTCAATAAGTAGGTTTTTATCTTTTGGACCTAATACATCAACAAAAGGAAGTTATGCTTTTTATCAAACTGGCGCAAATAATACAGGTGGTGTAAATGGTTTAGTAATAGATTCAAATAGTGTTGCAACTTTTATAGGTCAAGTTAATATAGGCAATACTGTTGCTGCTGGTGTTGCAGTTGCAAGCACACATAAAGTTTCAATATTAATTGGTGGTGTACAATATTATTTATTAGCTTCAAACGTATAAAATGAAAACAATACAACCTATTTCAATTTGGGTAAATGGTAAATTAGAAACAGCAACTTTATTTCAATTATCATGTGATTCAGATAATTTAATTAATACAGCAGTATTTTATTATTTTTTATTTGATAATAATTTAAAACAAATAGTAAGCGGTTATTTAACAATGGTTGAGCCTGATTATACAGTAGATTGGACTACAAACAATTCAGCGTATTTATGGGCAGCAACTCAATTAGGTTTAACTATTACAGGCGATTATAACCCAAAATAAAATATTTTTCCTTTCACCTTTAATAAACAAAACAATGGACAAAAAACAAGCCCTAGGTATTTTAAAACAAATTCTTGATGCCGCAAGCAAAAGCGGTTTATTTGAAAACATGGAAGCAAGTATGACAGCAGCCCAAGCTTACAATATTATTGCAATCGAAATAAACAAAATTGATGGATTACACGCAATTACTGATTAGTGTTATAACTTTTAGCATTATTGCTGGCGGTTTTTTCTTTTCTACAAAAAACAGACTTGATAAAATTGAACGTGATTTATACGCGCATAATAAGCTTAATAACGAAATAGTAGATCGTTTAGCCAGGATAGAAACCAAACTTGATTTTTACACTAAAAAATAAATATTATGTTTAAAAATTGGAAAACAAGCTTATTTGGATTAGGTGCAATTATTACTGGAGTTACTCAAATTATTAAAGGTGATATACCAGGCGGAATTACAGCAATACTTGGCGGTTTTGGTTTATTACATGCTAAAGACGCAACTAACAACGGTTTAAACCCGTAACAATGACTAAAACAAACAAATATTTATTAATTGGCGCAATAGTCTTAATTATAACTATGTCTAGCAATTCAGTATATGCAAGCCTTGCAACTTTTTTAAAAAAGTATGAGGAAGATAATAAAGCAGCATTAATTGCGTATGAGGATGGTTTTGGTACCTATACAATTGGATGGGGATCTATTTATAATTATGATCAGAACAGGCCAGTAATGCCAGGCGACACAATAGACCAGGCAACAGCCGACAAATGGCTACAAATAGAAGCAAAAAGTAAAATGGATGCGGTTAAAAAATTGGTAACAGTTAAAATAAATAACAACCAATTAGTCGCTTTAGGATCCTTTGCTTACAATTTAGGTATAGGCGCCTTAACCAACAGCACTTTATTAAAACTATTAAACCAGGGCCAGGATAAAGCAATTGTTGCTAGTCAGTTTGATAGATGGGTAAATGTTAATGGCGTAAGATCCCAGGGCCTAGTAAATAGGCGTAATGCTGAAAAAGCACTATTTTTGAGTTAATTTAAGGAGTTTTTGAATAATTGATTTTAGCCTAGCGTTTCTACGCTGGGCTTTTTTATGCCAAAAAATAAATTTGGTGATATGAATTATTTATTACTACTTTTATGTCGGACAAAAAAAACCCAATTTATGACAAAAAGAAATGACGCTGAATTAATCAGCCAGTTAGCCAATTACCAGGCAAAAATTTTAAAAATTGAAAATTTATTGAAGCTTGCCCCATTTAGGGAAGTAAACATTTTTTTCTATGCTAGTGAAATGTTTTGCAGCGTTGATCAAAGTATGTTACCTTTTAACCTGGGCATTGAGATTGATTTATTGTTACGTGAAAGCATTAATTATTACGAGCAAAAAATTGAAGATACCAATGCGCAACTACGTTAAAATAATTTACTTTTTTATTATTGCTGTACCAATAGCAATTATAACTTATTCAATCGCACATTTTATTTATTTAATTAAAAAAATTTAAAATGATACAATTTGAAAATAATTTAAAACGTGAAAAAGTTGGTGGCAAAATTTGTTTACAATGTAAACACGATATTTTAAAAACACAATGGTTTTATACATTACAAAGACAACTTGAAAAAAATGTATTAAGCAACACATTTTATTTACATCAAAATTGTTTTGATAATTACCAAAAATTTATAGAAATAAATTATGAAACAACTTAAAAAACCCGAAATACAGGCATTAATAGCTTTATTTATTGCCGCAATACTTTGCGGTTTACTAGATCATTAAAATTAAAATTATGGACAACGAAGCAACCCAAGCGCTACAAACAAAACTTTTTTCTAGAAAATATCAACCTGGATATATTCCCCCACAAGACCAGGTAATTTTTACAATACAAGAAAAATGTATTGGCACAATTCAAAATTTTATTGTCTTTTCTGGGCATTGTACCCCTATTTTTTATTAAATAGGGGTACAATGCCATTGGACTACCAAAAGCGGGTAAAAGTACATTTATTGCCGCTATGATAGCCAGCGCTTTTCAATCTTGGGATGTATTCGGCATGAAATTACATTTTCCAGTAGGGCGCCGCCGCATTGCTTATTTTGATACCGAAAGTTCTGATTTTGATTTTTACCGCCAAATCGGTAAAATTAAAAAGTTTTGCGGTTTAAATGGTTTGCCCGAATGGGCAGACTGTTTTACCGTAAGAGAGGATAACCCACAAGAAATAAGAGCAATGATAAAGCACTACCTAGAAACAAACCCCGATTGCCCTATAATTGTTATAGACGGGCTTCTTGACTTACTTTTTGACTACAATTCAGAAGTTGAAAGCCGTAAATTGGTAAACTATTTTAAAAAACTTACTAAAATACATAACTGTTTATTTATTGGCGTATTACACCAGGGCAAAGGTACAGGCGCGCAAACGCTAGGACATTTAGGGAGTAATACTGATCGATGGGCGCAAAGCACGCTTGAAATAGTAAAGGATCGGGAAAATAACACATTTACATTGCAACCTAGATTTTTGCGTAGTTCAGACGACTTTAAACCAGTAGTATTAACTAATGAAAACGGGGAATGGGTAAGTAGTTCTTTTGAAAGTGAAAAGAAAAAGAGCGAACATATAAAGCGCCCAAAAGATTTTACTCCGCTAGATCATAGCAATTTAATAAATGAAGTTTTAACAGATCCTAAAAGCTATAAAAATTTAATAGCAGACATACAAGAACGAACAGCAAAGGGCGCTAATTATGCAAAAGAAATTTGCAAAATTTGGATAGCAAAAAGCCTGGTTAAAAAAGACAACGAAAACAATTATATAAAAAATTAAATTATGTTACAAAAACCAATTAGGCCTTTATTATATAATGTTAAAGTTATTATATATAAAAATGATAAAATTTTTAATACTAAATTATTTGAAGATTTTGAAAAATATGAATTTTGGATAGAAGCAATGAAAATTGTATGGGAAAAAAAAATTTTAGAAAACGGCAAAAGTATTTGGGTTGGTAAACAAAAATCTTATTTTGATAATTATGAAAAATGTTGGAAAATGATACCGTTTATAAAACAAGAACAATTTATAAATAAAATAAAGGTTTTTCAATTATTTATAGATAATACGGAAATGTTATTAACGACCTGGCTATTTATTAATGGAAAATTATCAAATGAAATTTATGACAAAGAATTATAAACGTTTTATTGCACATATGTTTAGATCAAAACAATTTGTTTTTGTAATACACAAAAGAGGTTTGCGGATTAGTTACAACAACCAAATATTAAATGAAACTGATCTTAATTTTTTGTTTGACATATATAAAA